AAAAAAAAGACGAACATTGGTTATCTACAGGTGGCTAGAATCCACTGTAAGAAGATATTCGCTAGAAGACAGTTTGTTTGAGATAAAAAAAAGACGAACAATGTGGCAACACATCACAGCCACTTGAACAGCAACAGCCCTTCTGATAGACTTCATAAGAAGCCTAGAAGCAACATGAAGACAACGTAACGACACCAAGAACACAACTATCTATAATGACGACCTTACAACTAGGCTTCATTCATTTATATAAGGAGAACGATATGGCTAAAGAACAATACGTATGGCTTGAGAAATACCGCCCCAAAACCCTTAATGACTGCATCCTGCCTGATAGAATCCGAAAAGTAGCAGAGAAGTTCATTAAGGAAGGCAACATGCAGAGCTTGCTGTTAGTAGGTAAACCTTCAGCGGGCAAAACAACATTTGCTAAAGCGCTGATAAACGACCTTGACGCCAACAAAATCATCATCAATGGTTCTAAAGAAGGTCGTTACATTGACACGCTGAACACTTCACTGGATGAGTTCGTAAAAGCGGCATCTTCACGAACTTACAAAGCGCCATTCAAAGTAGTGCTTTTAGACGAAGCGGATTACCTGAACGCAAACTCATTCCAGCCAGCATTAAGAAACTTCATTGAACTGTATTCAAAATCAACAAGATTCATTCTCACTTGTAACTATCCCTACAAGATTCTTGAACCCATCAGAACAAGACTTTTAGAAATTGATTTTGACCTGAAGCCAAATGAAATTAAAGACCACAGAAAGGCATGGTTTCAACGTGCATTACAAATCCTAAAAGAAGAAAACATCAAAGCTGACGAGAAAGATGTAGCAACCATCGTTAAAAGTTACTATCCTGATTCTAGGGCGATACTTCATGCCTTACAGCAGTTTTCTATTGATGGCGTTCTTCAGATTCCTGAAAAGGGCTTACCGGGCATTTCCAGAGTAGATGAAGCCATTGAAATGCTGAAATCCAGAAACTTCCTAAAACTTAGAGAATGGATGCAGGAGAACCCACAAGAAACCATTACTACCATCACACAGGCTATTTACAACAGAATCACAGAAATCCTTAGTGAAGATTCCATAGCAGAGTTCATTCTCATTGCTGATGAACATGACAAAGACCAAGCTACTTCAACTTTACCTTGGTTGAATATCATGGCTTTCTTCATCAAAATCATGCAGAACTTGGAGTTCAAGGAATGAGTTTTAAACCAAAAGAACAAGTGCAGCGGGAGAACCCTTACTTTGAGTTCATTGACTTGGTTTACAGCAAAGGGCTGGTTTTAACCGAAGAAGAATTTCCCGAACATCTTTCCAAGATTGTTTTAACACCAATCTTTTCAGCGCTAATCAACAATCTGGAAAACCTTGATATTCTGGTAGCATTGAACAAAACCCAGTTTCATGAGCTTACCAATTATCAGGTTTACCTGTTCTTGAGAACAACGATTGATTCCAAGAAGCCAAGGGGTAAATGGTTTAAGAATAAAGATGAAGATGAAAAAGTAATCGCTGAAACAGAAGCCTTAGCCAAACACTACAAATGTTCAGTTAGGGACGCCAAATGGTACTTAGACTTGCATTCTGAAGAGTACAAACATTATCTGGCTGTTGGGTATGGCTTTATAGAAGATAAAGAGACTAAGAAGAAGAAAGAAAAGAAAAGCTGAAATGAAATGAAGCCGCCTGAAATATGGTGGCTTTCGTTATTAACAAAGTGTAAGTTTTTCAATTACAGGTCTTTGTTTAGAATAAGAAACGCCACTAGGAATAGGTCTTAGTGGCGTTTTGTTCAACATTTATTAGTGAGTTAACTATACCATGAACAATTTAATTATATCAGATACTACTATCAACTTCAACAATGAGCTTTATTCACTCAACGACCTGCATAAGGCATCAGGTGGCGATATGAATAACCAACCATCTAATTTCCTTAAATTGGACTCTACGAAGTCTCTTGCTAGGGAAATTTCCTTTGAAAACAATCAGTCATACGATTCTATGACTGGTGTTATAGAAGTTTCTCGTGGTGGCAGTTCGCCCGGTACGTTCGTATGTAAAGAACTTGTGTACGCTTATGCCATGTGGATTAGCCCATCTTTCAATCTCAAAGTAATCAGAGCATTTGACACTATGCAACATAAACCAATCTTGAAGTCATCCGAGCCGTAATTGATAAGGCAATAGAACATGAAAGAACACTTGAAATTCATGGTTCAGAGATAGAGACGTTAAAATTAGAAAACGCAGCGCTCAAAGAAGAACTGAAGCTGATAAGAGACGAAGAAGGTTACTTTACAGCTAAAGGTGCTGCTCAATTACACGGGATTAAAAATCTGACAGAATCAGAAGCGAGAGAATTAGGCGTACAGCTAGCTAAACTTTCACGGTTAATGGATGTAGAAATCAAGAAAACACCGCATAAAGGATATGGCTACGTCAATATGTACTGCCGAGACGTGGTTGATAGATTCTTTGATGAAGCTGAAGAAGTTTAATCTTTGATTAAAAGTTGAATGCGAAGCCGCCTTTAACAGGGTGGCTTTCTAACTTAAATTTCAGGTTCATGAATGGTGGCAATTTTGATATAATTGCAAACATCACCAAATACATTTCCCGCCTCATGAAACGTGGCGGGTTTACTTTCTTCACCTTCATTTCAACACTAGGAGTATCACTAAATGATTCAAACAGTTATCAAACGCGATGGCAGAAAAGAACCCTTCAACCCCCAGAAATGTAACGATTGGATTAAATGGGCTTCTGCTGATATTCAAGAACATGTTGATTGGTCTTCTATTGTTTTGAAAACCATCAGAACCCTGCCAGAAGAAGTAACTGCTAAACAGCTTCAGGATGGCATGATTAGAACGTGTCTGGATATGAACAGCTATGGCTATAACAAAATGGCTGGCAGACTTTATTCCCAAGCGTTAAAGAAAGAAATCTACGCATGGAATAACCGTAAGCACCCGCATATCAAAGTCTTACATGACAAAATGATTGCGGCTGGTGTCATTGTTAAGCCTAATTATTCTGATGAAGAATACAATGAAATCAATAAGATGCTGAAGCATGAACGCGACCTTACTTACGCACATTATTCGTTGCATCTTGTTGTTTCCAAATATGCCCTGCAAGACCGTGTAAGAAAAGTAGCGTATGAAACGCCACAGTTCGCCATGATGCGTGTTGCTATGCAGACCATGAACAATTATCGTAAAGAAGACCGTCTTAAAAAATTGGAAGAACTGTACACGCACATTTCATTCCAAAGACTTTGTGTGCCAACACCGTATTGGACATCGTCATTGACTAAGAACACAAACGTTGCTTCTTGCTGTGTGATTAAATCAGATGACACCGCAGAATCCATAGGTGTTGCTACTACATTGGCATATTCGATGACCTGTGCTGGTGCTGGTATTGGGACGAACTTCAACACACGTTCCATTGGTGCGGCTGTTCGTGGTGGCGCAATTCAGCATACTGGAAAGATTCCGTATTACCGATATGCGGCGGCTGCTGTTAAGTCCTCAAAACAAGGCTGCTATGACGACCAAACAGAAATTCTTACCACAAAAGGCTGGAAACTTGGTGTTGAATTAACAGAAGATGATATTGTGGCGCAAGTGAATGATGACCTTAGTTTTAGTTTCATCAAGCCAAAAAGAATCATCAATTATGATTACAATGGCAGAATGTACAGATTGCTTTGCGAGAATGCTTATGACCTGTTACTTACACCAGAGCATAAAGTCTGGTTTACGAAACATCCTACACATTTAGAAAAAGAATACTGGAATTCTATTGAAGTCAAGGACTTTGAACCTTCAAACGATACAATATTGCATTCTACTAGACATTCATCTCTCGAAGAAATCATGCCGCTTAGTGGCGTGTTTGTAGAAAAAACACAGGAAAATTACAGCGGGAAAGTATGGTGTGTTGAAGTAGAAACAGGACGAGTTTTAGTTAAGCGCAATGGCATTATTCATGTAAGCGGAAATAGCCGTGGTGGCGCTCTCACCATGTACTATCCGTTCACTGACCCGGAACTCTTTGACCTTTTAATTCTCAAGAACCCGCTTACTGTAACCGCCAAGCGTTTACGCGAATTGGATTATGGTGTGATTGTAAACAAATGGCTATTCCAACGAGCCGCCAAGAAACAGGACATTTACTTGTTTGATTCTTCTGAAGCGCCAGAACTCTATGAAGCCATCTTCACAGATACGCCGGAAGAATTTGAATACAAAATGAATAACTTTGCTATTACTAATCCTTCTAAAGTAAAAGCTGTACCTGCATTGGATGTGCTTAAAGCGATTATGAAGGAAAGAATGGAAACTGGCAGGGTGTATTTGTTCTTCGCGGATGAAGTAAACCGCCACACGCCATTTAAAGAAACCATTTATTCATCGAACCTTTGCTGTGAAATCGCCTTAGTAACAAAAGGTTACAGCTCATACGAAGACCTTTACAACACAGAATCTGAAGGCATTACCGCGTTCTGTAACTTGGCTGGCATCACTTTGGACAAGATTTCTTCGGATGAAGAATATCAGGATGTGGCGTATTATGCTTTGTTCATGATTGATGAAGGCATTAACAATGCTGACTTGGGCTTCCCACAACTAAACAAATCTATCAGGGATTGGCGTTCCGCTGGCGTTGGCGTTCTGGGATTAGCACATTTGATGGCAAAAAACAAACTTTCTTATTCATCACAAGAAGGTAAAGATTTCATGCACAGATTGGCAGAACGGCATTCTTATGCGCTACATAAAGCCGCAGTAAGACTTACTAAAGAAAGAGGTCTTGCTCCCAATACCCACAGAACAAAGTATCCTGATGGCTGGCTGCCTATTGATACATACAACAGAAATGTGGATGAACTTACTAAAGAGCCATTACATTTTGACTGGGAAGCTCTTAGGGAAGAAATAAAAGTTCTTGGTGGGCTTCACTTTACTGTATTGGACACGATTCCGCCAAGTGAAACATCTTCGCAAGCCTGTGAAACAAGTAATGCTGTGTACCCAATTCGTGAAGGTTCAATAGTAAAAGTATCTGGTGATACAACAACCAACTTTGTAGCACCTGAATACGAAACACTTAAAGACCATTACGATATTGCTTGGGAAGTACCAACAAAAGACATGATTTCTGTCTATGCAATCTGGCAGAAGTTCATTTCACAAGGCATTTCCTGTGATTTCTGGATTGACCGTTCAAAGAATCGTGATGTATCCACTAAGCAACTTATTCAAGAACTGTTCTGGTGTAACAAGTACGGCTTGAAAGGCAACTATTACTACAACACCAAAATGGATGCTGATGTGGTTGCTGGTGCGATTGCAAGTACAACATTTGAAGAAAATGACAAAGAAAAGCTCGTGCAACAAGATGAGCCGGGTTGTGGTTCAGGTGGCTGCGCACTTTAAGACGTAACAATTACAAAGCCCTCATCGTTATTGGTGAGGGCTTTTGTTATGATGTATTCATTAGATACTATACAGGCGGGAGAATATATGACAACACACCCAACTAATATTTCTGAAAGAGAATTGGAGAAAGAGGAGGAAGCTGCTAAAGAAGGCATTCAGGGGTTCTTTTGGTTTGGACAGTTCATTTCTTGCGCCATTATTGGTGAGGATGGAATGATTAACTGGAATTTAGGAAAGGAACAGGTGTCAACCAAAACAAGCTAACCAAACTTTAACTTTACACAAGAACTGATTCATTTATAATGGTCACATCTTCTTTCATAGGAAGTCGTTCTCCAAAAAACGAGCAAGCCCGTTAATCCTTAGTCTCTATGGGATTAGCGGGCTTTCTTAATTTCTTCTTTGTAACTACACAATCAAACAAGAACGGCTAAAATGCCCCGCATCATCCACAAACAAATGGAGAAACAAACAAATGACACTTATCAACAAGTTAAAGAACCACTTCAAAGCAAAACAAAAGCAACAACGTGAAGACCAGCCATTTTCACTGTGGCTTTGGGAAACAGCCGCCATCAAGCTGAATGAAGAAGAAAAGGTCTATAACGGGCTAACACTGAAGTTCGCGGAAGATGAGATTCAGCTTATTAAAGATGGCGATGTTCAGCCGTTCTTAACTTTCCAGAACACGCTTTACAACAAGGCTTATTTGCTTTGGTTCTGTCAATCCAAGTTTAAGCCGCTGATTACATCTGTTTATCACACAGCAAAAGGTGTGCCAGTAGAACTTAGTATCAAGAAAGAAAACCTATTTGAAACGATTGACTACGAACTGTTAATCATGCAAACCAATGGCGTGAACATCGCAGAAGAACTGTTTGATGGACATGTGTATGGATTGAAAGGCTTGATTAACAAGCTGAAGAACTTGGAGAGTAATAAATGATTTGGCTTTGTATCATATTCTTCACAGTAGTTACTGCCTTTGCATAATAGCTGTTTCAAACTTATTAGAAGACGCTAAAACACACAAGTTAGAAATTGAACATCCTCTTCTATGGGCAATAATTGCAGCCATTGTAGGCATAGTTTCTTTCACAGTAATGTTGGCTTGTTGTTTGGTTAAGATGGCGGAGTTACTGTAATGATTTTTCTTTGTGGTTTAACCTTCACAGTAATTACAGGCGCTTACATACTGGCTCTGTTTAATCTAATAAACGAAGTCAAAGAAAACAAGTTAGAAAAAGACTATACGCTGTTGTGGGCTTTAGTGGTACTTGTTTTAGGTTCAGTTTTGCTTCTAGTCGCCACGGCTTATTTGTTAGCCAAGGTTGCAGGGCTACTGTAACAACGATTTAATTTGGCAATCACAGCAATTAAAAGATAATGGCAATGTGGCATGGCGACACTAAACCGTTCTGTTTCTTTTCACTAACATAAAGGAGTTCAATAATGAGTAATAACGTTAAGTTATCCGTAAACGACATCGCCCGCGTTTGCCACGAAGTAAACCGTGCATACTGTCAGGCGCTTGGCGACAATTCACAAGTAGAATGGGAATCAGCCCCAGAATGGCAACAAGATTCAGCTAAATCCGGTGTCTTATTGCACTTAAACCATCCAGACGCGCCAGCTTCAGAAAGCCATCGTTCTTGGATGGAACAGAAGTTAGCAGATGGCTGGAAATATGGCGAAGTAAAAGACCCTGCTAAGAAAGAGCATCCGTGCATAGTTGCGTTTGAAGATTTGCCAAAAGAACAACAAGCTAAAGATTATTTGTTCAAGGCTGTTGTGAACAGTTTGGCAAAGTTTGTTTGATTAACGTAAAGAAGGAGCAAGAAAATGAGCGAAGAAAAGAAATTAGTTAATAATATAAATCGGGATTACCATAATTCTGATTTGGTATTGGGTGAACCACAGGGGCTTTATGATACAATTCATTGCCATCACAAGCCTTTGGAGCAATTATTTAATCAGGCAAAAAGCCAAATCTGGAGCGGGTCTGGGGAGTTTGACTTTTCGCCTTGTTTGAAAGAATTTGCTAAACAAGACGATAACGCCGAACTAATGATGGACACGATTTCTTATCAATTTCAGGCTGATAGTCTCGTTGCCAAATCATTACTTCCTATTATGTCGCCGTTTATTACTAATAGTGAACTTAATGGGACGTTTGCATTTAATACTTATATGGAATGTTTGCATCCCGACCATGAAGTTTATATTAAAGGGCGTGGATGGGTAAGTATTAAAGATGTTTCTGTTGGTGAAGAAATTCTTCAATATGATTTAGAAACTGAGTTGGTTACTTATGGTACGATTTCAAATTATATTGAAAAGTATAATTCTTCTGATTATTTAATTTCATTCAAAGACCAGCGACACTATCATCAGATTGTTACACCTAATCATAGAATGGTTGCGCAAAACACACGACATGATTGTGATACGAGCATACGATTTATTCCCGCAGAAAAGTTGCCTATAAATTTGAACTATCGGGTAATTTTATCTGGCAAGAAAATTGGTACATTGAATGAACTTACACCTTTAGATAAATTAAGAATTGCATTTCAGGCAGATGGAACCGCCGGATATTATGTAGAGCGAAACAATTCTCAGCGTATTAGATTTGGGTTTAATAGAGAACGAAAATATAATCAGTTAATTGAAATTCTTAATGAATGTGGTTTTGAATTTAGTGTTCATACATCTAAGGCATTAAAATATGTGGTTTATATATATATACCCATTGAAATTTATAATACGTTTGATAAGGAATTTTCATGGGTTAATTTAGATGATATGGATTATAAATATGCTCGTGATTTCGTTGAAGAAACACTAAAATGGGATGGCACTAAACGAAACCATAAAGGGAAATATTCTCTAGGCGCATTCCAAAATACAAGGAAAAAAGCTATAGATATAGTATCTTCTATAGCATCTTTTGCTGGATATAGGAATAGTATATCTACTTATACTGATAGAAAAACATCATTTGGCGCGAGACCGTATCATGCTGTAAATTTTGTAAATAGAACATCTATTCAAACATATTCTATGGAACGTGAGTGTATTTCATACACGGGAAAAGTTTATTGTGTTACTGTTCCTACTGGTGCATTTTTAACTAGATTGAATGGGCGAATTTCAGTAACAGGCAACTGCGAGCACGCTATCAGCTATAGTGAGATGGTGAGAACGTCTATGCCAGACCCGGAAGGTGCACTCAAACGCATTATAGAATCACAAGAAACTGCCGACCGTATGTCTATTGTAGAAGATGTACTTGAGGAGCTTTATCAAGCTGGACTTAAGTATGGTGCTGGTAAAATGAGTAAAGAAGAAGCGTTTCCAATAGTTTATCGTGGGATGACTGCAATTTATCTTCTTGAGCGTATTCAATTTATTGCTTCATTTGCTATTACATTTGGTCTTGGTGAAATGGGGCTGTTCCTACCTATTGCCAACTGTGTTAAGAAGATTTGCGCAGACGAGATTGGAATACACAGTCTTACAGATGAATATGTTTTGTCTGAAATGCGTAAAATGAAGTATTGGAATGATTGGGAAGATAACCAAGAGTTCCAAGAAGGCATTCAAAAAATGATTGATGACGTAGAACGCATTGAAATGGAATGGACTGACTTTATCTTCAAAGACCGCACTATTGTAGGGCTTACCCCAGAACTGGTTAAAGACTGGGTAAGATTCAACGTGCAAATGCTTAAGCAATCCATGGATTTGCCCTTTGAAGTGAAAGTTAAAGAAAATCCGCTGCCGTGGATGAACAATTGGCTTTCACTCAACAAGTTCCAAAACGCCCCACAAGAAATTGAAAAATCTGATTACGCTGTAGGCGCAATGCGGGATGACTTGGATGATGGCGAAGATTTTGATGTCTAAAGCCTAAACAAAAACATTAAGAAGCCCTCACCCAGAGGGCTTTTTCTTTAACTTATAATGAAAACATTGATTCAAAACCAAGAAAAGGAGCATCATAATGAAAACACAGAACCTCATTCGCTACGTTATCGCAGCATGGCTGAAGAAACACATCTCAGGTGGCTTTTATCTAACTTACCGCCCTAATAAAGATTCAGAAGGCAAGCAAACATTGATGCTTACTTCAAACACACAAAACGCCAAATTAACCATTTACGATGGCATATTCCATAATGACACTACATAATTGCGTTCGGAATGTGAAATAGCAAAAGCCCTTGCTGTTGAAACAGCGCGTGGTTCATTAGCAGATACATGGGACATTCTGGCTTTAGAACGTTTATACCAGCAACTTTATAAAGTTAGAGATGCCGTGAACTATCTATCAGTTATGTACGATGGCGAAAAGAAAGATATTGAAATTATTGTTGAAACGGAAGAAGGTGGCTTAGAATCAGCCCGCTTCAACATAAGAGACCACAACATGACACCAGAGTTCTCTCAAGAACTGTTGTTGATGTTCAACTACGACGCGCTTATCTTCAAATCAAACTATCCGAAAGTTCCAGAACATTTGTCATTAACAAAGTTTGAAAGTGTGTTGGAATACGCCATTAGAGCAGCCATTCATGACCATGAAAACGGCGTTGTCATTGAGCAGCATAAAGACAGATGGCGCATTAGCTTTGCCACAAAAGATGACAATGGCAATGTCAAACTGATGGGATGTGAACGTTCAGATGAGGATGGCAAAAATTCAAGTTACTTTACTGTAAATGGCGAATTGAGCACATCAGGCACTTTCTTTGATATGCTGACCTTCCCCGCCAGCGCCAATAAGACACAAAAACTGTTTTACGACGTTAAAAGCCTTATCACTCTGTTAAACAGCTACCGTTTTGCGCATTCACAAATCGTAATTCACAACTACGATATTACAAATGTCATTATGACTGTTGATAACTATTTGACAACTGGTGAACTGAACGTTTACACTTCAGAACAGTATCCTAATGCTTATGATGAAGCCAGAGTAAAAGATGCCATCCACAAAATCGTAGAAAGAAAATCGCCATTCACATATTGAAGAAAGGGAACTAAACCAACTATGAACTTTCAACTAACAAAAGATTTCACTGTAAATAAAGCGCCTGATAAGGGCGCTACTTACGTTTACGACATTGAAGTAGAAGATACCCATACCTTCTTTGGCAATGACATTCTGCTCCACAATTCCATTTACGTTTATCTTGGCGATGTGGTAGAAATCTTCCATCAAAAGAACATTGAGAAAACAGGGCAGCCGTACACCATTGATGAAACCCTAGACCTTTTGGATAAGTTCTGTGAGAAAGTAATCCAGCCAAAACTTGCCACTTGGTATGATGAAATGGCTGTTTATCTGAACTCAATGGAAAACAAGATGGTGATGAAAAGGGAAGTCATTGCCCAAGCCGTAATGTGGCGCGCCAAGAAGAAATACATCATGTCTATCATTGACAATGAAGGCGTTAGATATGCGCATCCAAAAATCAAGGATGTTGGTGTTGAAACCACAGCAGGTGCAACACCAGAATTTGTGAAAGAAGCGCTGTATAACTGCTACAGAATCATGCTAACTGGCACGAATCAAGAACTGGTAAAAGAAATCAAAAGAACCAAGAAAGAGTTCCTTGAAAAAGATTACAAAGAATACTCGTTCCCCATTTCAATATCAGACCTTGAAAAGAACATTGACAATAATGGCAACTTAGTAAAAGGTGCTTCGTGGAATGCTAAAGCGGCTTACACCTTCAATAAAATGCTGGAAAAGAGTGGCATCACTTACATCCCACCCATCAAATCTGGTGATAAAATCAATATTCTTTACCTGAAGCCTGCTAATCCATTCGGTTCAGAAACAATCGCGTATGTTGAGGACATTCCAGAAGAATGGAATCTTGGCAATTTTGTTGATAAGGGCAAGATGTTTGAACGCTTCTTCTTAAATCCTGTAAAATCATTTTCGGATTACTTGTCGTGGCACACCAATCAGGTTTTTGACCCTTCAATTTACGAAAATTCAGACAAGCCGAAAAAAGTGAGGAAAAGGAAAAGTGATGTTGCTAGAAGCCCCTGAACGGCGTTTTAAGCAAAACGCCCTAAAATTCACTGATTTTTCTTTAACAAATCAGTAACTTAAAAACAAGAATTTTAGCCAAATTTTACCCCTTACCTACCCCTTATCTACCCCTTCCCCTTTCTGGCTACTTTTTATAAGTTACTGTTTTAATTGAATTTTTAGAGATACTAAATTTTTAGACGTAATAAAAGCCCCTTAAATGGGGCTTGTCTGTAAGTAGATAATATTAAAGAAGTTTCTTTTCTAAATCCGATTCAACTAAATCTAAGAACGCATTTAAGTTGTAATGTATGGATGTTTCCTTATGGTTGTAGTTATAGCCTATATCGCCAGAAAGTTTATAATCAGGAAAACTTCTAACAGCAAAGGTGTACTCATAAACCGCAAAGATTGAGACACTCTTTTCACCAGAAACATGAATGATTGGCTTCTTAATGAAGCGGGGTAGGATTTCAACTCCAAGTTTCTTCCAGAAGTCATGATTGATTTCAACTCTAAGGAAAGGGCGGCGACGGCGGTAAACGCCAACCACTTCATCGAACTTATCGGCAAATGCTTTGGTGGAATTAAAGGTTTCGCCATTGAACTCAATATCGCCATTATCGTGCATGGTAGCTTTCATTTCCTGCTTGTTAGCAGTGAACGTAACAACAATATCAGCATTATCGGTGTCAAAGATAATGTCAAATTCGTCAAGATGATGGGCAACGGCTTCAATGAAGGTTTTGTTGTAATTCATTGGTAATGGTCTCCTAGTTAGTGTTTCTGCTATTATCGGCTAAAACATTCCAAGAGGCAAGTTTTCTAATGGCAATTTTCATCTTACTCATAGCATTCACAGTAACAGTTTCAGTGGCGTTCAACTACGACCTGAAAAGTCAGAAGACAAGAAACATCAAGACTGAAAACAAAGCGATGATTGGCTACGGCATTTCAACAGCATTGTTAGTCATTTTAATCTGCCTTTACAAATGAATAGAGGAGACCAAAGTGGAGTATTACAGCCAGCTTTACTACTTAAGAAAAATCCAAAGCAGATTGCCCCTTTTCAAAGACAAAGGGCATGATGTTTATAACTGCCGCTGTGTTGTTTGTGGCGATTCCCATAAAGATACAACAAAAGCAAGGGGCTACTTCTTCAAGAAAGACAACACGCTCTTTTACAAGTGCCATAACTGCGGAACTTCCATGTCTTTCATGGCTTTCCTTAAGGAACACTTCCCTGCTGATTATCAGGAAATGATTTATGAGGAGTTCACTTCATCTTCCTACAAGAAGAAAGAACTGCCTAAAATCAAGCGCCAAGTAAGAAAACCCGCTCAACAACAGCACCAATCCACCGTAAAGCCCTTATCCCTGCCTTTCAAAACTATGGCGGAAATGCCAGAAACAAATCCTGAAAGACAGTACCTTGTGAAAAGAGGGCTTTCACATGCGCTAAAGCTGCTGTACTACATTCCAAACGCAAAGGAATATTCAAAAACCATACCGCGTTATCAAGAAAAGCCTTGTTTCTTGGAAGACGCAGCTATTGGCATTCCACATTGGAACAAAGACAAAACCGTACTGAACTTCATGCAGCTAAGATTCATCAATCAGCCTAAAATCCGCTACATGACATTACAGGTAACGGAAGAAGAAAACATACACAAGATTTTCGGTCTTGAAAGAGCCATAATCGCCAAAGATAAAGTCTTGTCAGTTACAGAAGGCGCATTTGATTCACTGTTTGTTAGAAACTGCATAGCCATTTCTGGCATTACAGATTGGCATTCATTAAAAGAATACCAGCCATTAGTAAAGGCGGTATGCTTCATCATTGACAATGATTTTACTAAGAACAAACAAGTCAAGAAGAACCTTATCCAAATCATCAATAGTGGTTTTGAAGTTGTCATCATGCCCAAGTCATACATCCGTTACAAAGACGTAAACGACCTTTACTTATCAGGCAAGTTCCAAAGTGCTGGAAAACTCAATGATTTTCTTGATGAAAACACATTTAAGGGGCAAGAAGCAATCCTAAAACTTTCCAGCTTTTAACAGACAAAAATGGCAGCTTTAAATAAAATTCCAATTATAGAACTAGCAGCCCAAAGGAGCTTTACAAACATGAATACTGATAAAATCGTTCGCGAAATAGTGGACATTTGCTTGCCCTATACAAGAAGATTAAAATTGCAGCATATTCAGGATGATGGCTATTCCATCAATCTTTGGATTTTTGGTAACAAATCATACACAACACTTATTAGAATTTTCCCGGATAAAGAACAGCCATTCTTCCTGTTATCGGGCAATACGGACTGCTCTTACCTGAAGGAAAAGAAGAAAGATTTCCTTGAGATTCTAAAGAAAGAACTGGCGAATTATGCGGTCTCCAAGCAGGAACGTACATTGAAAGACGTGATGCCCTGTTTAGAAAGGCTTAAAGCTGTTCATGAAGAAAAATCACTGATTATTACCAAAGACGAATGTTTTATCGAAGGAGAAGAACAATGTTGCTCTGTTTGAAACATGAAAAGAGAATTGGTAGGTTCATCCAATATTTTCTCGAAAAGGGCTTTGATAAAGTTGCTCTTGAATTTGATGGTGATGACGATGGACAATCCACAAATTACCTTATTCCCTCTAGTTCAAAGAACTATGAAATCACGTATAGGTTCTTTGAGTTCATGCCAGATGGCGATATTATTGAACAATTTTCTGATGGTGGCTACGACTACGTTGAGCGCATTTATCCAGCAACACAACAGCCGCATCCTCAATATCAGAAAGTTGTAGCGTGGTTACATGAACTGGGTGATAAAGTGGAAAAGGTTGAATTCTACAGAAAGCCAGTAGAAGTCGTTGTAATTTACCTGATAGATGGCACTGAAGAACTAATTTTATAATTTCACTTAAAAGGAGAAAACAATGCTACTTAATATGAACCATGAAGAAAGAATTGGTAAATTCATTCAGTACCTATTGGAAAATGGCTACGAAGAAATACAACTTCAGTTTGATACTGATGCTCCATCTGTAAATTATATTACAGCTGTCAAAGCAACGCGGGATGAGTTCTTTTGTCGCGCCTTTGAGTTCTTTTCGGACGGTGATATTGTTGAGAACTTTTCTGATGGCGGCTGTGATTTCGTTGATGACATTTATCCAGACACGCAAGCCTCACATCCTTGTTATAAGAAAGTAGTGGAAAGGCTTCGTGAACTGAATGATAAAGTGGACGAAGTTGAATTTCTCGCAAAGCCAAAACCATCAGCTACAATTTATTTATTAAATGGCGCTATTGAGCGAATTTACTAATTTCAGTAAAAGGAGAAAAGAATGTTACTTAATTTGAACCATAAAGACCGAATCGGCAAATTCATTCAGTACCTGTTGGAAAATGACTATGAAAAGGTCGTTCTTAGTTTTGATGATGAAACAACAAACATAAATTACCTTGCAGCTACTGGCGGAACTATCGAAGGGTTTCTTATTAGAACTAAGTATTATGAATTTCTGCCAACAGGTTCAATCGTTCAGAACTTTAACGGTGGCGAGGATAGATTTGTTGCTGACATTTACCCACCAGAGCAAACAATTCATCCTTGTTGGCAGAAAGTGGTGGAGCGGCTACAAGAACTGGGTGATGATGTGGATGAAGTGGAATTTAGAATAAAGCCACAGCCGTCTGCTAGAATTCACTTAATGAATGGCACTGACGAATATCTTTCCTAATCTAAATCAAAGCAAAGGTTTAAGCCCTTATGAAGCATCAAACACAAGCAAAAATTATCGCTGATTCCATTTCCGCTAATACAGGACAGCGAATAACAACTTTTGAAGTGGAGTTTCCGCGAATCTTATTGGCGCAGGTCAACACGCACAGAGTAATCTCACGCAATTATGCTTCGTCAAGAGCAATTCCAATCGAAAAGTGCATTGAGCAGGTTCAATCTTCACCCTTCATTCCATCTGATTTTGGCAAGAACCAATCAGGAATGTCAGCTTCACAAAACATTGAAGGCGACGACTTGGTTAAAGCCCGCAGAGAATGGCTTTCTGCTAGGGATAAAGCTGTATGGCAAGCTAAAGAACTTGCTAATATTGGCGTCCATAAACAATTAGCAAACAGACTATTAGAGCCTTTCACTTACATCAAAGGCATCATTACAGCTACAGAGTTCAAGAACTTCTTCTTCCTAAGAATTGCTGATGATGCACAGCCAGAAATCAGAGAACTGGCAGAGAAAATGAAAGAAGCCATGAATGATTCAACGCCACAGCCTTTACACAGTGGTGAATGGCATTTGCCTTACTTTGTTTATACTGGTGCTGGAACATACAGAGCCATTTTCAATAATGAACTGGAACTGCCCCTTGAGGAAGCCAGAATGATTTCGGTTTCACTTTGCGCACAAGTTTCATACCGTAATGAAGATGCTTCATTAGAAAAAGCCAAAAAGCTGTGGAAAATACTCTTTGAAGGCAGGGCTATTCATGGTTCTGCTGCTGAGCACCAAGCAACACCCGTAACTTCAGAAACAGATAAGGGCATTACGCATTTTTTAAATGATGAAAAGAAAACGCCCTGTTCAGGAAACCTACAAAATTGGATACAATACAGGCAACTGTTCAATGAGCCAGACCATTGCAACTGGCGGAAAGAAACCGTATAGAAGCGCATAGAAACGCAAAGAAACCTTTTAGAAACATTAAGCAGCCGTAATTGTCTGCTTTCTCATTTCTGTATATAATGCGCCCATCGAAAGAGAACAAAAGAGAGGTTTCAAATGATTTTCTGGATAGTAGTTGTTGCACTTGGCGTTATCGTTAATGCTGGCTATGAAATTTATAAAGAAACAAAGCGCATCAACGATACAATGAAAGAAATCCATGACGAATGGCAACGCACAACTGTTCCAAAAGTAAAAGCTGCTGGCGAAAAGGCTTCAGCTAAACATTGGGCAAAGTTTGAAAAGCGTCATGCGCCAGAGCCTAAGAAAGCAGAACTAGTTAAAGAGCCTAAAGACTTCACTTCCAAAACCATGCGTAAGGGGCAAGCTGAAGTCATTACTAGAAACATCAAAGCAAATTACAAGACCATTCGTGAGCAAGCTAAACCAGCCAAAAGAAAGCAGACAATTCATGAAAAGATTGCAGCGGAAGAACTGATTCAGAAGAAACTTCAGAAACTTTTTCGTGAAGGTATGCCCAAGAACCAGTTCCAACTGTACAAAGAACAATCAGACAAACGGCTGCTTAATCTTAAACATCAACTGAAAGGAGCTTAAAGAATGAAAGAGTATGACATTTTCGTAGACATGGCGTCAAACTTGAAAACTGATATTGCAAAAGAGAATCTATTGAATGTTATCAGGGCGCTGAAATATGGCGAGAACGAGTGGGAGAAGGTTGGCGATTATTACGTCATAGAAGATTACAAGGGCGTAAGATATGCTATTGATTTTCCTGTAAAAGAAATCTTTTGTTATGTAAAACCCTACTTGACTGTGATTTTTACTAGTAAAGGTGGAATTGATTTAATGGCAGATAGAGCTATACGGTGGGATTATCTTGACCGTACCGAAAGCATCATCAACAGCAGAGATGCTCTTGAAGTAGAGAATACCAAGAAAATTGTAAACAAAATCATAGACATTGCCACAGAGCAAAAAGGAGCATAAATGGCGTACTTTGTAAAATTTCCCTCAATTGAACAATACAGAAATATTGTTTCAAATATCCAGAAGAAATCCCGATTTGCGGGCTTGGATGAAGATGGCAAGCCCATCTTTGACCTTTCTAAACAAGCGCCAACCCTTACTTTCAAAGGCACAGTAAAGCTGCATGGCACAAATGCAGCCATCATTTACAACAAAGCGCTTGAATACTACAGAGCGCAATCCAGAGACCGTTTACTGTCATTGGAATCAGATAATGCTGGCTTCTGTATGTTCGCAGAACAAAAGCGACAACAGTTCACCCAAATCTTTGAAGAACTAAGAATCGCTAATAACATTCCTGACAATCATTTCATTGTCATTTATGGCGAGTGGTGTGGCGGAAACATTCAATCTAAAGTAGCACTTAACAAACTGCCTAAAATGTTTGTCGCTTTTGACATTTTCACGTTCCATTCAGAAGAAGATAAAGTTAGGGAATCAGCAGAAAACCTTCTGGAAAATGGCAAATGGCTTACTTCAGACCAGAACCTGAAGCTAATCAAAGAAGCTGAACATCAGATTTATCCCATCACAAACTTCCAAACATTTGAAATTACTATTGATTTCAATGAACCAGAACTTGTTCTTCACGAACTTCAAGAGCTTACCGAACGGGTTGAACAGGAATGCCCTGTTGCTAAAGCCTTTGGTGTTTCTGGAATTGGCGAAGGTATCGTTTGGTCATTCTTGAATGAAAGCCATAAGGATTACTACAGGTTCAAAGTAAAAGGTGAAAAACATCAGTCATCTAAAGTGAAGAAACTGGTTTCAGTTGATGTTGAAAAAGTGGCTGATATTCAGAAATTCGCTGATTACGCCGTAACAGAATCCCGCCTTCTTCAAGGGCTAGAACATTTGCGTATGAACAATTTCTCGCTTAATCAGAAATCAACAGGAGAGTTTATTAAGTGGATTCAAGCTGATGTACTGAAAGAAGAACGGGATACGATTGTTGAGAATGGCTTTAACATGAAAGCTGTAAACACAGCAATAGCGGTTAAGGCTAGAACTTGGTTCTTCCAGCATGGCATTGCCGAGTAGTAATTGAAGAAAACGATGACAGCGCTATACTGGCGCTGTTTCATATACAAAAGGAGTAAAAATGAAAGTAAAAATTGAGAACCAAATCATCGAATTTGAGCCTAAATGGTCTGAACCGTATGAGTGGATTGCCATTAATCAAAATGGCGTAATTTCAATTTTCACTGATAAGCCAACATTCTATGGCAATGAATGGATAGAAGGGGATGAGATAAACGATTCTATGGAAACACTTGACCAAAAATTCAAGGGTAAAATTACTAAAGCATGGCAAATGGTTTATTGTTTGGATGACGTTAAAGTGCCAGAAGAACACAGGTCACAAACTTTCTGTGAAGCGTTTGAAGAACGCTTGAAGTCTGAAGCACCCATACGAAAGGCAGACTTTACGATTAAAGATGCCTACGAATACAGAAGAATGGATGCAGAATCGAAGTTATTAAATGATATGGTTAATAGCCTTGTTAGAGAATCCTATAAGAAAAAGATGATGGAAAATCTAACAGTGCTACGTGTTGATAATGAGTTTGTTCTTTTGGTGGATAAAGAACTGATAAATGAGTTCTCTTATCTTACAGTTGATAAAGAAGCCTCAATCGTGCGCTTACATAAAGAAACGCCAATTCTTTTAGATAATGGTATTTGGCATGCTAATGGTGAACAGTTTTCTATTCAACTTAACTGTAATCACAATAACTTGTCATCATGTAAAAATGCGCCGTATGTTATTAAGGACTTACTTAAACCACCGGAAGCTAACACAAATGTAATTAACGAGTAGTAACTGAAAATTTTACAGATGGCGCTAATTGTAGCGCCATCTTCACATATAGGAGCAACTAGAAATGGCAACCAAAATTATCAAATTCCACGGCGAGCAATACTTTGTTGGCGAATATTACTTCAACAAACAATTTGACAGTATTGTTACAGTAAGCCACGACGGCAACGCCGTATTGAAAGCAACCCCTAATATAAACATCATTCTTGGTTCTGTTGATGTTACGTCAAACGAACTAGAGAACAGAGAGCAGCTTTACCGCCGCCTAAACACATTACCGGTTAAAGACAAAGAAGAAGACGCTTTCTTTAAGTTTGAAACAAGCTGTGTTAGAGAAGCTGGCGATGATGAATTAGTCTTTATAGATGGCGAGGCTATCTTTCTGCCAGTTTCAGATGATGTCAGTGTTTTGGTTGAATCAGAGCTATTAGCTAAATTCAACTGGCTTACTATTGACGCCACAAACGACCATGCTGTGCGTTTACATAAAGGTATGCCAGCTTTCTATGGTGATAGATGGGATAGCTTTGCGGAGCAGTTTAGACTAGAGTTTTTAGGTGGTAAGTTCACTGGGGAATGCAGTAAAGAGTTCTTGATTGAAGACCTCATTGAAAAAGCTAAAAGAAAAGTAATCACAGAAAAGCAAGGAGATAGATTGTCTTACCTTGGACAGTGCATGAAGCCTTTCACAACGATTACACAGCGCTATGTCTGTGAAGGCACTAAAAGCGAGGAAGAAATATCTGTAGATGATGTTTTTGCTGCTTTTGATTCTATTGAAATCAAAAACGAGCTTATCTACACCGTCATGAAATCTGTTATTGGTGTTTTGCGTCGTGATAAAAAATTGCCTGTATTTGAGCTCAATGACGATGACGATACTTTAATTGCGTGGGGTGCGAATACAAGATATTCTAACGATGTTGAAATCCGTTACGAAAAGTCTGATGATGTTGAATTTCTTACATTCTGGTTACACGAATTATCTATCAGTTTCAAGTTTTTTGATAACTATGAACGAGTAGAAACTTCTTTGGAAAGTATGGCAAACATAAATCCTATAACAACCTTCATGCCGTTTGAAGTTCCTAAATCATACAAGGTTTTTGCTGTTTTTCTTGTAGATGCTTTACACAAATTGGCTATTAAAAACGATTAAAAGGAGAAAGTAGAAATGTCGCTTAAAATTATCAAATTCCACGGTCAGCAATACTTTGTTGATGATTCTTACTTTGATAAACGCTATAACAGCATCATTACAGTAAGCCATGAGGGCAAAGTCATACTACATGCTCAGGCTGATATTCGCCTTACTCTTGGCGATTTTAATATTGAGCCACTGAACCTAGAATACAGACATATGCTTTCACGCCGTTTATCAACATTGCCTGTTAAAGATAAACATGAAGATGCTTTTAGTAAATTTGAAACATGCTGTAATAGCGTTAGTGGTATTATTGGCATTACTGGCATTAGTGGTGTTACCAGCGATGACGTTCCGCCAGAATTTGTAGATTCTGAAGCCATTATGCTGCCGCTTTCTGATGATTGCAGTGCGAATGTAGGATTGCTGACGTTAGCTCAATTCAATTGGCTTACAGTTGATAATACACCTGACCAAGTTGTGCGGCTACATAAAGCTACACCATATTGTGATGATGTTCGATGGGAAAACTTCAGAGAACAGTTAAGGGTAGGTAAATTAAAGGGCAAGTACAAAGGCGAAACCAACAAAGCCTTCTTTCTTGAAGACCTTATTGAGAAAGCTAAAAAGTGTTTGATTACCAAACAAGAAGCAAATGAAACGTTTTTCTATGAAGTCAGCGCAATAAAATTAACAACAACTACACAGCGTTATGGCTACAAGCCAGCGCCAAAAGAACTAACTGTACAAGACATTTATGATACTTTTGACAGCATTGAACGCGATTCAGGGCTTATCTACAGCATTATGAAAGCTGTTATTGATGGCTTGCACCAAGATGATGTGTTACCAGAAATTGACCGTGTGAAAGGTAGCTATACTTCAATTACATGGCAACCTGATGCAAATAAAGCTGGCGATGTTTCGCTTTCGTTTGAGAAGCGCGAAGGCGAAGTAGAAATTACATTCCGCCTGAATGGTATGTTCGTCAAATTTAATCTTTTTGATAACTGCACAAGAGTAGAATGTGTTCTATTGGGCATGAGTGGTTTAGAATCAATCTTTGAGCCGGATAAAGTTCCTGAAGAATACAAACAGTTCGCAATTTACCTAGCCAAAGCCATTCCTACACTTGCTCTCTTAAACGTTTAAAAGGAGAACCGAAATGCTTATTCAAATCCTCATTCTTGCAGCACTGTTCATCACTGGCGGCATCATTGGCTACTATGCAGGCATGAAGCTATGATTCAAATTCTAGGCGCTTTAATCCTTCTAGTTATAGGGCTGTACTTGTTCCAAGCTGAATCAGAACTCATTGATGTAATTGATGATAAAACAGGTAAACGTTACCAAGACGTTGAATCAACACCAATAGGAACGCTAGGCTGGATAATGGCATTGTTCGCAGTGCTTTATCTAGCTGCAAAGTTGTTAATCTGGATTCTATAATGCTTGAAAATCAAGAACTTACTAAACTTTCAGACCAAGAACTGCTGGCTTTATACGACGAACTTTCTGTAAAGGTAAAGCTCTATGACCAGTACCAGTACGCTATGAAGATTCTTATTAACTCACTTTATGGCGCACTGGGAACAAACACATTCCGCTATTACAAGCTGGATATGGCAGAAGCAATAACCCTTACAGGGCAGTTAATGGCTATGTATATTGGTGACAAAGTAAACGCTTTCCTATCCAAATTAACCAACGCCCAAAAAGACTTCATCATTGCTGGCGATACGGATTCTGTAACTGGCGAAACCATGATAAGAACAGAAGAAGGCGCTATTTCAATAGAAGAAATCTTCGTTCAAGCTGTTAGAACATTGGAAGAAAATGGTGAGAAAATCGTGATTACCAAGAATGGCGCTGAAGTTATTCCAGTTGATTTCCTGAAAGCCCTTACGATTCATGACAACAAACTTGTTTACAAGCCAGTCAAATACGTCATGCGCCATGAAGTTAATAAGCCCCTACACACGGTTAAAACCAAAAGCGGCAATGAAGTAACTGTTACTGAAGACCATTCACTCATGATGAGTAAGAACGGCAAACTTCAGAAAGCCACTATTTATGAATTAGGTGGTGGTGAATTGGTTGAAATCGTTTAGCTTCTTAATTAAATCCACTCAAAAGCCTTCAGGTTCAATAATGAGCTTGAATGGCTTCTTAATATGCCCTAGAACCGCCTGAATGGCTTTCTAAGGCGTCAAAATGCTTACCCGCTATGTTGGTATTAGGATTTTAGGGCGATTTAGTGAAATGAACATTTTTAATAAAATCAATGATTTGTGTATATTAGTAAATTCTAATATAAGGGCTTAAAATGCGATTTAGAAGGCTTGTTTAAATGGCTTTCGATGGGCTAGACGCTACAGTAATGATTTTGCCAAAATGGCGGAAAATGTGGCGAATAATCCCTAGAGAAAAGTGATAAGAATGGCTCAACCAAGCCATTCTTCATTTTGAGACGAATTAGCACCTACTCATCAATTCCAAGCGCTTTCATTATCTTATCCAGCTTGGCATCAAGTTCATTAAGACGCCGTTCATTTTCAACAATCTTCTTCTGCTGCGCAATGGCATTCAGCCGCTTCTGGTAGTCATCAGTGGATGTGTTAATTACAGCGCCATGGCTTTTAATGTATGAAGTGCCCTTGATTTTGTAACGCCCATCTGGCGGTTCGGGGTTGAGGATACTATCTTGGATTTCGATTTGTTCATTTGACATAAGAAAATGCTCTTGTAAACTTCAGAAATATTCCATATTGTATAAAGAGGAAACCGAGTTTTGTATTACCTAACTAAACTACTATTGGCTGCTGCTTTAAGCGTTGCTCCCATGAACAGCAGCCAAACAAAACCCGTTACAACACATTCTGTTGTTCTCAATAAACAAGAACACAAATGCCTTACTGAAGCTGTTTATTACGAAGCCCGAAACGATACAGAAAAAGGTCAACAAGCTGTAGCTGATGTTGTTCTAAACCGTGTAGAACATAAAGCCTATCCAAATTCTGTATGTAAAGTTGTCTATCAGAAAGGTCAATTCTCATGGTCTAGTAACAAACCAGCTGTAAAAGAAAAAGCAGCATGGGAAAAAGCTGAAAAGTTGGCTGAAAGAAAACTTAAAAGACAATACGCCCTTGTAAGAGAAGATGTTACTTCCGGCGCAACACATTTCCAGAAATCTGAAAAGGGCTGGAAAGGAACAGTGAAAATTGGTAAGATTGGAAAACATCACACCTTCTTCAGACTTGTACGATAAAGTAAAGCCCCACATGAATGGGGCTTAAATCATTCTTACAGGCTTCTATTCATCACCCTATTCATAGCAACTGTGTTGGCAATATTACGCATGAAGTAAACATTGTTATCAACAACTTTAGGCGCTGCTTTATCGCCACTACCACCGCCAGCAACATTATTGTTAGTAACATTATTGTTGTTAATGATAACTGGCGTTTTACTAACTTCAGCTTGTGATTTAGCAACAACAGACAGGGTTTTCATAACGCCAGTGTTAATGCTTTGCTGTGTATTCACTTCTGGCACAGCAGGTTTGCCACTAATAGCCGCTGTAATTTCAGCTTCAGTAACAGGTTTACTCATTCTATCAACATAAGCATTACGCAGCTTGGATTTCTTCTGTTCGCCAAGTGCAGCAGCTTTCTCCTGCAAAGCCGCAATAATGCTATCCTGATATTCACGAGTGTCAGTAATAGCGCGTTGATTATCAGCAGTATAGACGTTCTGGTCGGTAAATGTTCCATACTTACTTCCGCCTAAAAAGCCACCTAGACCTTCTAAGACACCACCAGAAGTCCTACGTCTGGCATTATTCAGTCCTTGGAAGCGGAACATTTCTTTGTTAGCAATACTTAAACGTTCCCCATTTTTCCCAGAACCAGCATACTTCATACCAGCATACTTTTCATAGTCTTTTTCTAAGTTGCCATAAACAACGCCTTGCCCAATAGTATCTTTAGTAGCAGCATCTTCTACGAATTGCATGGCTTCTTCAGCGGTTTTACCCATTCTAAGCAGCATGTCAACACCGCGTGCTTCCATACGGCTTAGATTATCGCCATACATTCCATAAGTAAGTTTTTCGTTCTGGTTGTTATAGCCGAGTTTAGTTTTCGTGAACATTCCTGAATCAGCAGCTTTCTGGAAGGTTAAAGCCATGTTCTCGCCTTCTTCCATAGCTTTCTTAGCCATGACTTCCCGTACTTCAGCTTCAGACATGTTTTCAAATTTGTCAAGTTCATTGGCTGCAGCAACAGTCATGGAAGCAGTAAAGTCTCTGGTATCAGCTAAAGAAGTGAATTCCTTTTGATTGGCTTCAGTTTCAGCATCAATCTGTTTGGCTTCATCAGTATCGTTGAAAGCCTTAGCAAACTGTTCACGAAGTTCTTTTTGTTCTTTTGTTTGTTGCCTTTGAAGTTTTTTGGTTTCATCTTGTGAAACCAACTGTTCCTTCATCAGCTTATCCCTAGCAGCATCAGCTTCTTTATTGCGCAGATATTCTTTTCTAGCTAGGTTTTCTTGGCGTTGGGCAATTCTGTCCCGTTGAGTATTGCCCTGATTGATAGATTGAAGCTGCTTTTCCTGAATGCTGTTATTCTTTTCAAGCTCTTTCTTGTAGGCTTGTTCGGCAGATTTGTCAATGGTATTGCCCTTATCATCCCATCCAAAAGCCCTACCAATGGCACTGTTTCTAATCCAGTTAATCGTATCAGCAACCCATTTGAGTAATCCGCCAATCAAGCTAACAACACCGCTTATAACATCAAAAATCATGCCAACAACTGTAGAAACAGCTTTGAAGATTTTTTCAATGACTTCCCAGATGACAGTAAGAATGGAAACAATCATCTTGAAGATTGGCTTCAGGACAATCATAATAGCCTTAATGATTTCACCAACAGCATCCATCAATGATTGGAAAGCTGTTTTAATAGAACTCATAAGCTCTTTGAAGCGTTCGCCTACTGATTGGAAGAATTCACCAAATGATTTCCAAAGGCTTTGGAACTTCTCTTTTAGCTTGTCTGTACTGTTAAAGGCTTCTTTAATGGTGCTGTAAATGGTATTGCCAATGTTCCAAACACCAACAATAAGGGATTTAATCACGCCAAACAAAGAAACAATACCGTCTTTAATGGCTTTAAGCCCTTTAACAATATCATCCCATGAAATGTTCTTAAGCCATTCCCATCCTCTATTGAACAAGTCTTTAATGTAATCCCAGCTTTTCTTGAAGCCTTCTTTAACGTTTTCCCAGAACTCAACAGCTTTTTGCCCAAGTGATTTCTGTGGCATGCCATTTACGCCATTGCCGGGATTATCCGCCCCAGAAACCATATCAGACTTACCAATGCCCAAGAAGTTCTTGATGGAATCCGTAATGCCTTCTTTTGTATCAGTAAACCATTTGACAATATCATCCATCTTGGTAGCAATGTATGAAAGACCAGCCAAACCGGACATTCCTAATAATGCTTTTAATCTTCTTGGTTTCAGTTTGGGAATGGGCATGCCAAGTTTTTTAGCAATGAAATCAAGGGATTTGTTACCAACCAATCTAAGTTCGTTGCCAATCTTGGTAAAGTTCACGCCAGTTGTAAGTACAGCTTTAATGCCATCCCATACTCTTGAGAATAATGAAGGCTCTGTATTGTTGCTAATCTTGGTAAGTTCAGCTACAACGCCGCTATCTTGCCCTTGCTGAATGCCAGCAGTATTCTGCGCAACGGCTTGAAGTTGTTGGGCGATGTCTTCAACGCCATTTACATCAACGTTTTTATTAGCTTCTGTATTCTTGGCATGGGCTAATACTTGTTCAAGCCCTTTTACAGAACCTGATACGCCAGTTACAGCGCCTTTAACATCACCTACAGCATTACTAATTACAGTAACCCCGGATGAAGAAGCTAACAAGTCAACTTTCTGTACACCACGAGATTTAGCAATAGCGCCTGCTGCTCTAACGCCGCCAGAACCCATCAAATCATCAGAGTGATAACTTATTCTAGCGCCACCCATTCTGCGATACTTATTACCGCGAATGAGTGTTCCCATATCCGCTTCCATATAGGCTTGTTTCTTAGCGTTAGGCATTGCAGCTTCTTCAGCTCTCTTTACGCCTTCTTTGTTAAGACCGCGCCTACGGGCTTCACTGCCAGAAATCTTTACTTTACGTTTAGCTCTTTTCTCAAGTTCTTTTTCCGGGTCATGCTGCCATTTGGGCTTTGAACCAGTCATAATATCGCCAAGAGCAGCAAATGACTTGCCTACTTTGTTATTACCAGTCATGAAAGAAGCAGTTCTTTTCAACGGGTCAGTAACGCCCCAGTTGAAATTGCTAACCAGTTTTGCAAGCCTGCCTTTACCTTCATTGGAATAATCAAGGTTCATTTTGGAATAACGAACAGCATCAATAGCATTTGTAGCTTTCTGTTTAATAGCGCCACCGATTTTAGCCGTAAGCATTTTGCCACTAGTGGCTATGCCTTTACCAAGATTAACAGGATTGAGTTTATTGCCAGCATTCTTGACGTAATCAGCAGCAGCTTTTGAAGCAGCGAATGTTTTAGCAACAGCAGCTTCTCTATGTTTAGCACGTTTAGCAGTTTTATTCTTGGCTTTTTCTTCAGATTTTCTTCTTCTTTCTTCTTGGCGGCGATACTTGTCAATGACACTATTAACATCTTTGCCTTCCATCAAAGCCCTGTTAATTTCAACATTGCGCTTCATATCCCGCTGATAGGCTTTCTCGGTTTCCCTTGTTCTAATATCAGCGTTTCTTTGATTAACAATATCAGCAAGACCAGTTGCGCCAGCTTCAGCTAGAGCTTTTGAAGTTAGTCCTAGCCCACCAGCAATACTGGTTACGCCTCTTTTAATAACGCCTTTAGCAGCATTAGCAGCAAGTTGTCTGGCTGCTACTAGTCCAATGTAGGGAAGCATGAAGAAAAATCCTTATAAAACAACAGCAAGAAGAAATGTTGCTGTTATTTAAGTGAGTTTCTAAGGGCTTCCTTATAGAATTTGCCCTGTTAAATTTCTAACATAAGGAGAATTTATGCTTACAAAACAACAAGTTGTAGATAAAGCAATATGGCTATCTTCTAAGTATCTGTATGAAAAGGAATTTTTCCTACCAGACTTTGAGAAAAGAGCCATTGAAGATGCTGATAAATTCCATTTAGAATGCCTTACGGTCACCCACTTAATGCGGCTTCTAAATGCTATGTGCAATTCCTATCCTAATAAACATCATGGCTTATCAGGGCTTATGCTGGATGTTGTAACAGAAGAAAACGTCTTGAATTACCCAGTAAGCAATTTAAGAAGTGTTTGGAAGCAAACATGGAAAACAGTTTTCGCAGATTTCATTCATGAAAACAATGGCATAAGAGATTTCAGTGGCATTATTCCAGTAATTGCCCCATGGGATAAAGCGCTAAAACTAACAAAACACCTTCTAAAACATGACTTTAATGACATTGTAAGTTATGAATACGGTGGCTCTTACTTTCATGTTCAGGATTACTTCAATAACGTTCAGGAAAATGTAAATGGCTATGTGAAATCCAGAAGAAGAAAGATTATCAAGGTTCTGGATGAACTAAATGAACGCAAGATTAAAGAAGAAATCGGTAAGCAAATTCCAATCAAAGAAAAACCCGTTAAGCCACTCTATAAGCCACAATTAACTTACCAATCAATCCCTTACACCAAGAACCACAATTACATTGATTTCTTCAAGACATTGCCGTATGATTCAGATGAAGTAACAACCCATTTGATGAAGTACGGCACATTGCGTTATCTTGGCGTACCAAAAGAGCTAGAAGATTTCTGTAGAGTGAAGTATGGCTTCTACACAAGAAACGGCAAGAAGTTTGCCATGCTGCCAAAAGACTTCCAACCCAAATTCGTTCCTGACCTTACAGCACACAACAAAGAAATCAATGAACTTGCCAAATACAGTTCTTACAATAGAAATGCCTTTGATGAATGGGCGGATGAAGGCGGAAACACAATAGATTAACGTTTAACAAGAAAGGAGAACCTACATAATGACTAACGACCAAGAACAAGAAAAGAAAAAAGAAATCATGGCTTTACAAACTGATGATGAAGTCCATGTTTTAGCAGGATTTCTGCATAATGATGATTTCATTAAAGAAACCATTAGATACTTCAAACCTGATTTTTTTGAAGTTAATCAAGCGGATAAAGCCTTTACTATCATTAAGGACTACTTCAACAAGTACCAATCAAGAATCCCTTTAGAAACCCTTACAAGGGAAATGCACAAGGGTAATATGTCTAACTTAAATGAAGAAGCTCTGGATTTAATAGCCGCTGTAGATTTCAAGCCAGATGAAGAATGGCTTAATGAAAAAGCAGAAGACTTTTGCAGAAGGAGAATGCAAAAAGTAGCTGTTCGCAAACTTGTTAATTACATGCAAGAAGGCTTTCCCAAGAACGAAAGTATTGAAAGTGTTACTAGGGAACTGGAAGCTGCAAACATTTTCAAGTTTCAAAAACAGGAAATCCTGTCGCTTTATCGCAACAAGGAAAAGAACTATGAAATGCTTACTGACACGGAACTCAAAGTGCCAACAGGCTATCATTTCATGGATAGCATTACATCAGGCGGTGTTGCCCCCGGCTCATTATGTGGCTTTGCGGCAGCATCAGGTGGCGGTAAAACACTAGCTATGTGTTCATTGGCTATGAATTATTCCAAGATGGGCAAGAAAGTTCTCTTGTGGTCATTAGAACTTCAGCCATCATTGGTTATGAACAGGCTGCATTCAAACATTCTTAGAACCCCAGTTTCCCAGTTTGAAAATGTTTCTAAAGACGCTTATATGGAAGCTATTAAAACCCTAGAGCAAAAAGGCTATGGGGAAATTTCAGTAGTTTCGGAAAACTTGTCAAAGTGCAACATTGTGGATTTGAGAACACTTGTTGAAACCTACCAAGTGCAGAACAACTTCACGCCAGATGTCATTATTGTAGATTACATGGGGCTGATGAAGCCAGTTGTTCCTTATCAGAAAACCTATGAAGCTATGAAAGCCATTTCTGAAGACCTTAAGAACTTCGCAAGGGATTTGAACGTAGTGGTTTGGACTGGTGTACAAATGAACAGAAGTGCAGCAAGCGATGGCGATGGCGCTGATGTTTCTGATGTTGCTACTTCAATAGACATGGTAAACACTTTTGATTTCCTTATGTTCTTCTACGCTGATGAAGATGACCCGAAAAAGCGCAAGTTCAAACTGTTCAAGAACCGATTTGGCGAGAAAGAAAACGTACTTGGTAAGTTCGGTATTAGCATGGAATATCAGGAAATCTTTGACTTGCAGCCTGATAAAGAACCTGATGTGGGGCTTACTACAAAGCTGGAACAGAAAACATTTTCTGATATTAAGAAAGAAACTTCAGAGAAAACAAAGGCTTTTCTGAAAAAGAAAGACGAACAGTTTATTGATATTGAAGATGAAGCTGATGTTTTTGAAGAAAAGCCAAAAGCGCCAACTAAAGAAGAATCTGGCATTCTCATTAAACCTAAACGTGGTGAAGATGATGGCAAGGCTAAAAAAAGATTGGATTTTAGTAATCACGCCACCTGATTTTAAACACTACAATAGCTCCTGTTAAACAACCTAACAGGAGCTTTTCTTATGTCTGCAATTTATTACAACCTTTTCTATAATGAAGTAACAGAAAACGATTTCAACAAGTTCTACGAAGCCTGTAAAACTTTGGATTGGTCTAAATGCAAAGACCTAAACAAAGAACCCAGAAAGCCGAACAGATAACTTGGCGCTTTGCTGCTGGATTACATTTATAAGAATCATAACAAGGTAAAGTTCTTTAGCCTTGAATGCACAAATATCAATGACTTTTTCTTCCTCAATTCTGTTGTGCTTGAAATGCTTCCACGTTCAACAGTGAAAATCACTAATGGCAATGATTTTCCTTGTTCCCTTCATGTAGAACATTTCAAACTTAGCGAGAGTTCCAAAATTATCAAAGCCATTGAATACAACATTGGCGATAACTTACGCGATAAAATCTGGTCAGAATCACGACCATTAAGAAAAGCCCAAGCTGTTCTTATCCGACAAGAATACGACAAGTTTCAGGATTCAGGGCTTATTGAAAATGGCTTTAATTTTGTTGTTTACTATAGCCAAAATGGCGAACTGGCAATAGTCATTCAGAATCCCTATATTGAACTAAAAATCCCACCTGCACTTCCCAAAGAAGATTATCCGGCGTTCTGTGTAAAGGAGACATTTAATGCACTTCAATTTGATTGATTTCCAGCAAGATTTAATTCTTCAGGATTGGCATTGGAAGTACATTCCATCCATAAACGATAAGCCAGCTATGGTTAGCCGTTCAGACAAGTATTCATCTTCCTACATGGTCTTTGATAATGATACGCCAGACCAGCCAACACTCAAATGGTTTACTGAAGCTGAAAACTTCTGCATTATTAGAGATTCATTCAACAAGGATAAAGACAAAGCCCTGTCTGTTTGGCTTAATGAGTTCTGGGAAACCTTAAACAATGATGTTCTCAATGGGCTAACAGCATTTGGCTATGAACTTGTAGGCATTGGCGAACACTTCAAAACAATGGGGAATGATGTCTGCATTCCTTTCCTACTTAAATTCCACAAGGAGAAGTACAATCTATGAAAATTGTAATCCTTAACGATACACATTTTGGCTGTAGAAAAGACGCCAATTTCTTCCAACAGAAGCAATTAGAATGGCTTTCTAATCAGTTCATTCCAGTCTTAAAAGAGCACAATGTTAAAAGGGTCATTCACTTAGGCGATGTTTTTGATAACCGTGTAAATGTGAACATTCATACGCTATCAGTTTTCAAAGAAGCCTTCTTTGATGAGATTCTGAATAGATTAAACATTGATTTAGACATTATTCTTGGTAATCATGACTGCTTCTACAAGAACATGACACATTGTTCTATTCCAGAAATCCTGCAATCATCATATGAAAACCTTACTGTTTACACCGATGAATGGCTTATTGACATTCACCAAGAAACTATTGGCGGCATGCCATTTATCTTCATTCCATGGATTTCAAACCAAGAACAATGGGCTATGATTGAACAAGCTCTAGAACGTATTCCTTTGAAAGAAGCGCAGCAAACCACTGTTCTAGGGCATTTCCAGTTCATAGGCTGCGAAATGGGCAAGTTCGGTGTTTGCGAACATGGCACGCCACTTCAACCTTTCCGCAAGTTCAAGAAAGTCATATCGGGGCATTTCCACAACCCATCAGAAAATGGCAATGTTTGGTATCCGGGCAATCCGTTCTTCACTTCATGGAATGATTATGGCGATGAAAAAGGCTTCTTGATATTAGATACTGACACACAAGAATACCAGAAAATCATTACAAATGATAAGGTTTATCATATTGTTGATTACAACAAAAACATCAGCAATGATTACAAGAACCAAGTCTTGAAGGTTTACATAAGCCAAGATAAAGTAAAAACGGCTACTGCTAAACAGCAATTCGCCAACTTCATTGAAGCATTGTATCAGAAGGGCAACATAGTTGAAATTGAATATCAAGATGAAGCCCCCGAATCAGTAAACACTCTGGCTGATTACAAACACCAGAAAGAAGTTTCTTCATTAGAATTTGTCAAAGAAGTCATTGATGAATCTTCCCTAGAACACAAAGCAGAAGTTTTTGAATACATGAAAACATTATCAGCACAAACAAATGGAGAGCAAGAATGAAACTAGCTAAAACAGACAGATACCGCCCTTTTATCATTGATTTCTTTGGCTTGCCAATCACAGTAAATGATTCATTCAAGACATGGGCTAATCATATCGCCGCATCAAAACCAGACCCGGAAACTGGCGTATCTGATGTTTTCATTTATGAAATCTATCCAGAAGCAACAGCAACAGGCTGGAAACATGTTCATGGCGGCTTCGCTATTGTTGGTGAAGTTGATTTAGAAGGATTCCCATGGCATGAAGCCATTTTGCCTGTAAAAGAAATGGGTGAAAGTGGTGAGATGGGAGTAGCCGGATTAGAGCTAACAGTATAAAAGATGAAAAAGAAAGCCGCCTGAAATATGGCGGCTTTCTTATATGTGGTTTACGTATTAAACAACAGGGCGACCAGCACCGCGACCATTACCAAGACGCTGGAAGTTAGTGCCATTGTTCACAGGCATAAAGTAGTTCACAGCGAAAGTAACAGGGAAACGGGCAATCTGGTTGTTATTCTCATAAGAAAGCGCAATTTCGCCAACACTTGAAGGGAAGATTTGACGCATTTCATAAGTACGCAGCAGGTTTCCTTCACGGTCAAAGCATTCAACCATGCCGTTCAGGTAGTAAGTCAAAGGCTTACGATAGTTGTTCAAAGCCAAGTTCGTTTCAAAGCCCAGAATGTTATCGTGCCAGTTTTCAA